CAGGAGTAGGCTCAGGAGTAGGCTCCACGCCCACCACAATCACCGGCAAAGAATGCCGACGACCACCTACCACCAGCACAGGCTTCCACAAACCCGCAGACAACCGTACCGGCTCAACCACACCATTAACCACCGGAACCTCAACCACACCAGGAACCAGAACCGTCTGGCCCCGGCGCTCGGCCCCACCTTGCCAGATAAATCTGACAACACCACACACCGGAGTAGAATCAGCATCCTGCCCAAACGGCAGAGCTACCGTCCCTAAGTCAACTCTCACTTGAAAACCTCCCACTCGCCATCAGCGCCCGCATGAACGTTCAGAAGCTCACCCAGGCCGTTATGCACGGACCAGGACCCGCCGCCGTCATGTGCTACGAACACCTCGTCACGGGCCTTCAGCTTGCCGTCCATCTCCGCCAATTTAGCGTCAATCACGCGGTATGCTGCTTCATTATCTGCTGCGACCCGCGCGGGGTCGCCATCCTGCCGGTATGGGATTCCGGCTGTAGGGGTAAAACCGCCCATAAATCATGCCCTTTCAGGTAGTCGATTATGAATCTCCGCGTAAGTCTTCCCCGAGGGAATATCTCGATAGGTAGCGTAGGCACGTGCCATGTCGCCGTAAGTCTTGCCGGCTCGCAAATTGCGCAGCTGCTTTACGTCCATGTCATAGCTCACGGTAGGAACTTTGCCGTCCCATGACTCACGGTAGCCAGTGATGAGACAGTCAGCCTCCCATGTAGTGCCTGCCTGGTCCTGAGCCAGCAAAGTCACAGTGTCGCCGATTTGCTTGCGGGGGTCCCAGAGCATCGGGATGCTGTCGAAAGAGCTTTTTGCCACACTGATTTCATTCACCAGGGCGCGCGCCACGCGGCGAGCATCCTCGGAGGTTAGCCACCAGCTAGAATCCAGAGTGAACTCACCGCCACGCCGACCAGCCTCGCCCTTCGCGCGAGCCGTAATCTTGTAATCAGTCCAGGTGACCAGCGTCCCGCAGCGGAGAACCGGCATCGGCATGGCACGGTTTCCGTATCGTAGGTTCCCGACAGCGAGGGACGGGGTACAGAGGTAGTATTTTTCGGGACCGCCGCTTGACTTTTTCGCAACCATAAATGTCAGCTTCACGGTGCGCTGGCCCAGAGTCTCTAGCATCGCGGTGAGGTCCTCATGGTTCGCGTTGCCGCCAGTCCACCGGTAACCCTCGGGCTTCTCAGTGTTCTCGAATGAGATTGCCCACCACGAGCCAAACCCCTTGTTGAATTCGTCCCATGCGAAGATGTTTTTCTTCGCCTGGACAACAGGCTTCATCCTTGTGTCCAGATCGTGCACATCCACGTTGTCAGGCCATGTCACGAAAAACTCAGCCTTCTCATTCGGCTGCAGCTCCTGAATGTTGCCGGGCTGGTTGGCGACGATATTCGGGATAGACCCTGCGCCCCGAGAATTGGATTCGAGACCCTTAATGGTGACTGCTGATCGGACACCGTCACGCTCGGTTTTCCACGAGCCACCAAAAACACGCTCTGAGACACGGTCAGTGATGGAGCTCTTGCCCTCTGCGAGGCGGTCACGCGCTGCCATATTCAGGCGGCCCTCCTCATCAACCCACACCGCCGAGAGAGTCGCAGCACACCACGCCTCGACGACAGATTGGCAAGTAACGTTTTCAAAACCGCGCGTGGCGGGGACACGCTTCTGCTCCAGCGCTGACACTTTCAACTTAGGGAGCGGGCGACCCATCAGGAGCACACGCCGCGCCCCGTCCTCCCAATCACGCAAATAGTCAGCCTTGATGCCCAGAGTGCGGGACGTTGTGACGCTCACCAGCTCAGGCGTACCAGGGATACCACCACGCGGATACAGCTCCGACTCCGTGGTCGACTTCCACACGCGGGCTCCCTGGGCGTTGATTTTCACGCACATCAGCGGCGCACCGTCCGGCGGGGACTCAACCGGGATGGACACAATGTGCCCGGCGCGACTCGTCCACACCACGACGCGCTTAGACACGGAATCCCACGACATCGACACGATAGATCCATCAGAGAGAGAGGCACTCCATGAGGAATTTTCGCCTGCCTCACCAGCGCGCGCGTAGATCATCAGGTCACGGTCACCACGGGTGACGCCTAGAGTGGCAAGCGTGGTCTGCGCATGACGTGAGGCCAGCCCAGCGGGAGTACCGTACTCGCTGCCGGGGGTCTGCATTTTGCCCACAGCCGCCGCGGCGCCGTACTGATGCGAGTTCTGCAGGACAGTATCATCAGTCACTGGGGGAAGCACACCATAGCCGGACTGCTCAATAGCTCGATATGCTACCCAGGCGGTGCGCCCATACGCCGCTGTCTCATACATCGGCGGGATAGACACCTCACTCTGCAGGCCGCCCTGCAGCCCGTCAGTAATCGCGGTGGTCACCGTGTCGGTAGTGAGCGAGTAAGTCGAGGCGCCCAGAGTGCCGTAGAATCGTGGGAATTCAACGCCGCCGACCTCAGCGACGATACGCACCTGCGCACCATGCGTGGGCATCCAGCGGCTGTCCCCGGCCATGGCAAGCGGCGAATCCACCACCGCCGACTCAGGAGCCCAGGCGATAGACCCAGTACGGGAGTGGATACCATCACCAATCGTGACCAGGGCATCCGGCAGACCACCAGAGGTATTGCCCTCCCAGGATGCCGAGAGGTGGGGACGTTCTACACCATCGACGAACACGCGGAGGGTAGCGTCAATCACCGGCCCCGGCGTGTACTTGCCCTTGAGCATCAGCCGACCTCCTTAATCGTGAGCGACATCGTGCGCCACGTATCCTGCGTCCAGAACTCGTGCTCCGTGTACGTGGTCGTTGCCTCCTCGACAATCACCGAGTCAGCACCGGCTCCCATGTCCCAGCGAGGGCACGAATCCAACCAGACCACCTGCGGGAGGCATAGCGTCTTGTAACCCGACGCGGTAATCTTCAGAGCAACCGCACCAGCAGGAAACACGGGGATAGTCACCTGCAACCGGTGCATCACCTGATGGTTCGCCCGCTCAACACGAGCATTACCCACCGGGCGGCCTGCAGCATTCACCGGTTGGAGCGTCAGCACCGTATCCCCCACCGTATCCACCGACACGGTCACAGGCGACCCGGCAGGCACCGGCACAGACTGGGCGATAACAACCTCACCACCACCAACGCACGATGCCGCAGCGGGGCCGCCAACACCGTCCACGTAACCGCCATTAGCGATACCAGCCAGCATCGACTCGGCAGGAGTAAGCACGTTCGTCACCGCCGCCTCATCAGAGATGAAACGCCACGGCCCAGGGCCAAACGCGCCCGCAACCAACTGAGCCAACCCAGTAATCTCTCGGTTCGTGCCAGACACATCAAGCGACCATTCGCGCCGCCGCGCCCATACCGGGGCTGTAACAAACGCCCAGCGGCGCGACGGCGCGGCCTGCACCTCGTACCGAGTCGGATTAGTCACCTTGACCGGGGTTGGCCACAGGATCTTGTGCATGCGCCCCAGCTCACCGATGTAACCAGCCATTAGTAGACCCTCTCAGCTCGTCGACTCATCTGCAGGAACGCACGCTCGTCCACAGCACCCAGGCGAGACAGGACATCTGCCAGCTGCGCCAGCACCTCAGCGTTCTGTGCACTAGCACCCTCAACAGCCTGAGTGTTAGCGGCAGCCGCCACCGGTTCAGGAGTAGTAGGGATGCTTAGACCAGCGACACTAGCCGCCGAGAAGTCCGCACCGCCGAGCGCGTAGCCGGCGGCTTCTGCGACCTGGTCACGACCAGCACGGATAGAGTCAGCAAAATCACCGATCAATGCTTTACCGCTGTGCGTCGTATAGCCACGCCCAGAAAACGGACCGACCTTAGCCGGTGAATGGGGGAAGAAGTTGGCGATGCCGTCCAGCACGCCCTTCACAGCATCTTTAGCCCCACTCGCAGCGTTCTTGATGCCGTCGATGAAACCGCCGATGAGCGCTTTGCCAGAATCCATGAGCATTCCGCCAAGGTTCCCCAACGCGTCCTTAATCTTGCCTGGCATAGACTTCACGAACTCGACTGCAGAGCCCACACCGTCGCTAATAGTCTTGGTGATTCCATTCCACGCGCCCACCACGAAATCGCCAATGCCGCCCCAGAGGTTGTTCCAAATGTCCACCAGCATCTTCGCCAGGTTCTCGAAGACATGCATGACAACATCAAAAGCACCTGTAATGGTGTTTACGATGAAATCGAGGATGCCCTTCAGCACGTTGAGAAGGCCATTCCACGCGCCCTCCCAGTCGCCACGCAGGGCAGACAGGAACACATTTAGGATGCCCGTGATGATGTTGATCGCGTCAGAAATTACCTTCCCGATGAATCCAAAGATGTCAGAGACGGTTTTGCCGATGAACTCGAACGCTGGCGAGAACGTTTGGACAAGGAAGGCCACAATCGGCGCGAGGAACGATATGATCTGAGCCGCAATCTCGACGATAGTCGTCACCAACGGTACGAGCGCACCAATCACCGTGGTCACCATACCGATAAACGCCTGGCCAATCTGCACGAGCACGGGGATAACCGCCTCGACAATCGGCTGCACCATCGTGACTAAGCCTTGGAAAATCTGAGCCAATGAATTTCGGAACGGCTCGCTAGACGCGAGCGCGGTCACAAACGCGGCCACCAGCAGACCGATGCCGGCTACCAGCCCCACGATAGGTGCAAGTACGCTGGTGAACGACACCCCCAGGAGAGCGCAGGTGGCCGAAACGGTGCCGAACCAGGTCACAACGGTAGAAATAACCGGGATAATCGCACCAATCACAGAGACAATAGTGCCGATGATGGACACGACGGTGCCGATAATCGGCGCCAACGGAGCCAACGCACCCACCACGGCGAGGATAGTCGCCGCAAGCTGCGGGTTATTGCGCATGAACTCGGCCAGCGCCTTCACCACATCTGCCACAACAGGCAGGATGACCTTCAGGGCCTCCGAGAGACCCTTAGCGAGCACCTCAACCACCGGAGCCAGCGACTGCTTAAAATCAGCGAACGCCGGGGCGAGCCCCTGCACAATCTGAGTCACCAGAGGTGCTAGGACAGGCAGAATCTCACCAATAGCACCAAGCAACGCACCAACAGCAGGTGCCGCAGCCGAAAACGCCGGCGCCAGCTCGATAGCAGCCTTCACCAGCCCGTCGAACATCTTGTTCACACCGTCAGCGATAGCGGGGTTCCGCAGAGCCTGGGCGATGCCGTCAAGCAAGATGCTGACAACCGCGCCCGCCTTCTCCATCGACCGTGAAATAGTCGGTGCAAGCTGTTCAAACGCGCCAGCGAGCGAAGACAAGCCAGGGGTCAGGTTCTTCATGCCGGCGAACGCGCCCTCAAACACGGTGGCGAGCGCGCCCTGCATGAGCGGACCATTCACCGCCTTATTAATTGCGTCAAACGCCGCGGCCAAACCCTGCAGGCCGCCACCGCCGGCGGCTTCAGCCGCCTTAGCAACACCGTTGATGACGCCGGCAACGTCAACAAGGATTCCGCCGAGCAGCTTCGCGTTCGTGATGCCGCGGTCGATAATCTCGTTGATACGGCCAGTCTCCTGAGCCTGAGTCACCCAGCTCAAGAATGCGTTCGAGACCTCGGTGAACGCCGCCGCCATGCGGGGCAGGTACTCGCCACCGACCGCGCCGAGACGGAACATTGCCTCAGTGAACGGTGCCGCACCCTCAGCCGCGATAGCAAACGAGTCGTGAAGAGGCTTGAACAGCTGGGCCATGCCACCAACCGCGACAATGCCATTTGACATGCCACGGAAGAATTCAGACCAGAAAACACCAGTAATCTTGCCGAGCTTCACATACTCGTCCATGAACGGCAACACGCCATTCTGGACAAGGTCATTAAGCCCGACCTTAGCGGTGCTCCAAAAATCCTCGTTGTGGTCAAATCGCATACCGCGAAAGGCGTCCTCAAAAAAGCCTGACTTACCGACCACCTCATTCAGAGCCAGCAGGATATTCTGTAGACCGTCAGCGCTGGACGCCAGGCCAACGAGAAAACCTCCCCAAATGCCCGGTAGAGCGAGACCAGCGCCAGAAATCTGAGCCATCGACACCGCCACCATGGCCGCATTACCAGCCATAGCAGACATCGCCGCCGACATTGCCGCAATCTTCGTCGCCGCCGCACCAGCAGAAACCGCAATCTTGTCGAAATTTGATGCGACTTCCTTAGCATGCCCAAACCCGACCGACGCAACATTACCGCCAGCCAGCGACGCCAAACCAGCCTTCGCCGCATCCAAACCCTGCAACACCACACGCACCTCAGCAGTACGCGGGCGCGTCAACACACCCAACGCAGCAGACGCCTTACGCGTCTGCGCATCCACCGTCACATGGGTCTTAAAATCCTTAGCGATACCCGCCAGGCGAGCCTTCGTCTGAACCAGAGACGCCTGATCCACACGCGCCTCAACATCCACCGCAGCCTTCAGCTGCCCCTTCAACGCCGCCAAGTCCTTCTTCAAATCAGCCTTGAACTTCGACGTATCCGGAAAAACACGGATAGACATCTTGCCAATCGACGCCATCGACTAAACCCCCTAACGGTACTTCGCCGGGACCATCCGAGACAGGTCCATTTTTTCCACTGGTTGACGCATATCAACGCCGACGCGGTCTTTCTGCTGCTTGATAGGCTGCGGAGGGTTCACACGCTGTGAAGCCGTCAACCGCTTGCCCTTCACCTGCGTATTCACACCATTGACCACACCAGCCAGCAGATAAGCTTCATTGCCCCACCCGAACAGGTCAGAGTTCCCAAGCTCCAAGGCACGGAACAAAGAACGCTCCTCATACTGCACCCGACTCAGCAGCGCTTGGACCGGGCGCAGGTCCTCAACCCAAACCATCTCGAACGGGTTCACTCCGAACAGGGCGAGGAAATCACCAACTAGCTCTTGGTGCTCTGAGAAGAACTGGTCGAGCGCATGCCTTTTCCCAGCTCCTCCACGAACGCAGACACAGTCTGAATCGCAGGCAACAGATTCGCCGCGTTATAAAACTCTTTGCGGAACGTCTCCACGTCAAAGATGAACGTGTCATTCACGACTGCCTTCACCAGCAGCTTCATATCCTGGTTAGTGAAGTCATCAACATCAATATCAAGCCCCTGCAGCGCTTCCACCGCTTCCAGGGCATCAACCGGGTCAATCTCATTGAGCGGGCGGAAATACTTAGCGCCAGGCAGCTTCTTAAAAGGAACCTTCGGCGCCTTACGGTCAGCGGGCAGCTTCTTACGAGCAGTAGTCATAACAGGGTTCTCCTATAGGGGGGGTAGAAGTGTAGCCGCCCCTCCCCTACCAAAAAGGGGAGAGACGGCTACAACAACCAAATATTCAGTTACTAAGCGGCCACATCGGCGGCACGGACAGCAGGCGCAGCAGACTGACGCTTCACCGGGTAGAAGGTCTTGTGCCAGCGCTCCTGGCTGTCCGGCTTCACAGTAACCTTCACCGGCACTTCGGTGTACTTTTCACGGTCAAGGCCAAGCAAGCCGGCCTTCAGCGTAGCGATGTAGTAGCCGATACCAGTCAGGGTGCTGCCGTCTTCAACGACGATAAGTAGAGCGTGGGTCTTGCCACGGGTACGGCTAGTAGTAACGTAACCGTCCTCTTCCTCGACGCCGCCTTCCTTCACAACAGACCAGAAGGTCTTCGACGGAGAAACACTCTTAATGGTGCCAGTAATCGAACCACCAGTGCGGGTATCCTTACGATCCCAGGTATCCTTGTTCGAGTCCTTACCGTCGTCCTCTTCGAACTCCGGCAGAGACTCTGCCGAGGTGTCGCCAAACCACTTCCAGGAGCCCCAGTCCTCGCCGGTGAAATCAAAGGTGTTCAGCTTAGGGAACGGGGTGCCAACAGGGGCGTAGTAAATATGGCCAATGTTCGCAATAGTAGTCGCGTCGAGCGATTCATCGAGCTTAGACATTAGCCCTCCTTCCATATACAGGTCTATAAAACAACAGAGCCGGGGCTAACCGGCTTTAGGAGATTGGCGGAAAACAACCTGAACCGCCGCAGTGTACTGAAACAGGCGGGACGCCTCGTACTTGTGCTGAACCAGGTGCGGCTGCTGAACCTCCGTACAGCGGCTCACCCACCCCAACTCAGTCACCTCATGCACACTATCGAACAGGCGGCTAAACGCATCAGCACACAACTGCTGAGCGTCCACTCGACGCTCAGCCAACGCGTTCAACGTCACCGTAGCCACCGCCGATATCGACGGGTTATCCAGGTTGTCGCTAAAATGCGTCGGTGCGGACTGTTCAACAATCAACGCCGGTAGCCGCCTCAACAGGTCAGTAGGAGCCTGAAAGAACAGCGCCCCACCAATCCCCTGCAGATGGTGTTCAACGAGTCCGAGCGTGTCAATGGTCTTCATTAGAGCGCCCTCGCATTCTGTAGAGCGCGCGTGAACACGAACTTGCCGGGTTCCCACCCGCCGTCCTTCGTCACATGCCCCCACTCGATAATGTGAGCCTGCGGATCCGTAGTGAAGATGAGGTAATCCATCACGCCGCGCTTAGTCGGCTCACGCACAAACCCGAAGGACTCACGGTACGCGCCAGTGACGCGCCCTTCTGGGGTTGCGTACACGCGGGCAACCTCAGCATCCACCAGCGCCTTGCCCTTGCGGGCAAGCGCAGCGAACTTTGGGTCACGGGACGCGTGCCGTGCCGCAATGAGCTCGATATCGGCTCTTGCATGGAATGACACGCTACTTCACCTCCGCCGACGGGTCCACCATCAACACTTTGTAGTGTGAGGTCGTTGCCGACATCGACGAGAGGATAGCTTCGCCTCTCTGCTCGAACACGCGGCCGTCCCATTCGATACGTGAGTACGGTCCGCCAGGCCACGGTGCCTGCCCATGCTCCTGATGGAAATACTTCACCCTGTAGACAGTCTGAACACCCTCAGCGAGCCCCGCAGACTCTTTTGAGGAGACTGGTTGCACGTTGCATCGCACCATGACGGGGGTTGCTGGCTCTTCTGGCCCATACGGGCCAGCCGAGGGCTGTACGGGGGTTACCGTTATCGTGTGTACGCCTTTGCGAAGCCTGCTCACGGCAAACCACCACCGGTGATGTACCGCTTATCCGAGAATGAGTCCTGGGCAGGCCAACCGTACTGGAATTGACGGTCAGGAGGCAGGGCGATGTTAGGTCCCCAGCTCCGGTACCGTGCCGCAGCGTAGCCGTCGGTCGCCGGGGCGACGGTCCGGTACCTGCCGGAGCCTGTCGCCTGTGCGAGGTTCTTCCAGTCCTTCTCCAGAATGTCCAGAAGACCGGACGCAACCATGTAATTCAACTGGTACGAGTAACCGTCTTCAGTCTCGCTGCGGTAGATTCCGCCATCGTCCGCGCGAAGCACGCGGGCAACAGCTTCAGCTTCAATGTTCCTCACCAGGTCGAACACGACCTCATCAAGAACCAGCTCGTCCAGGCTCTTATAGCGGACACGGATCAGGTTCTCCGCCTTGGAGAGCAGGGAGGAGATGTAGGATTCTTCGTCACCGCGGAACTCCCTGCGGAGCGCAGCCTTCACGTCATCAGCAGTCGCAATAGTCAGTGAATCACTCACCATGCACGCCTCCTTTCTCTACCAGCGACCCGGCTACTTCGGGTCAACGACCTTGTCTTCGTAGGCGACGAACGCGGACTTGTCAGTGATGACCCAGCCGAACTGAGCCTCCACCAGCATTGCCTCCATGTTGTTCTGCCACAGGTTGACCTGGGTGCCGCCGTCGTTGATGGTCGCCTGGTCGGTGCGGCGGACAGAAATCTTATCCACGAAACCATACTTGAGCGCGGACCAGTCACCACCGAAGGCACGAACCTTAGTGTCCGCAGATGCGCCAACCTTACCGGAGACAGCACGACCATAGGAGACGGGCAGACCCAGCAGGGTACCCAGGTTGTCCTTCAGGTTCACGCTATCGCTGTAGATGGGGCGGCCGAGGGTGTCGGTTGCACCGTAGATACGGGACTTGAAAGACTTATCTGCTGCGAAACCGCTCAGGTCAAAGTCGAAGTTCTCGTTCAGATTCACCAGATCCGCACCAGCCAGAAGCTCGGAAGTCAGGCCGCCCTTGTCCTTAGCGGTTGCACCCAGCTCAATACGGTTGGTGGTCTGGTTGACGTACTCAACACCGGTAATAGTCTGACCATTGATTGCGTTCTTGCCGTGCAGAATTGCGAGGTCGAACGCGCGGGTAATAGCCGCGGCCGCCTCCTGCTCCAGAAGCTTCAGGTAGCCGGACTGATCAGCTTGACGTGCCTCCATCGACCAGTACATCAGCGCCGCAACCTTGATAGGCTTGATGGTCTTTGCGGTCACGCCCATGTTGGTCACGGGCTTCGCCTGGCCTTCACCGACCACGCCAGCCTGCGGCTGGGAGGTCTGAACGGCGATAGTGGTGCCGGTAATCGGGATGGGGGTGGTGCCGGCAAGCTTCTGGACGACGGAGCCTTCAGAGACTCGGCCGATGATGTTGCGGGCGAACGACTGCGGCAGGATACCGCCAGTCTTAAAAGTTTCAAGAGTCGCGGTTGCGCTCATATTTGGGTCTCCAATCAAGTTTTGGGTATAGAAAAAGCCCTCACCGTCTCGGTAAGGGCTCAAATATTAGGGGCGTTTAGCCGAAGATAATCTCTGCTGCCTCTTCATAGGCATCACGTGCCGGTGTCGCGTGCTGTGCGGGGTTCGGCGCCATGCCTCGGCTCTTCGGAGCCGCCGCGAGGACCGCCTCGGTCTTCTCATTCGCGGCATCGCTGATGAGCTTCTGCAGAGTTGCGAGGTTCGTCTCGATTTCCTCGCTGGTCGCACCCGGCACAAACGGGGCGAAATCCTGAGATAGGCCGACTGCCGCGAGCGCCTTGACGCGCGCCAGCTCAGCCTGCAGGGACGCGATCTGGGCGGCCGAATCCTCCTGTGGCTTAGGAGTCTCAGCCTCGGTGGGCTTAGCCTCGGGTTCCGGCGCAGGCTCTTCGGCAGTAGGTTCGGGAGCCTCTGCCTGCTTAGCCTTCACGGTGGCCAGCTCAGCCTTCAGGTTCTGAACCAGCTTCCAGGCGCGTTCGGGGTCGAAGGTCTCGCCGTCACGTTCCCACGGGGGCGTAGCTTCGGTGGTCTCTTCGACCTTTGCCTCAGTGACAGGTGCTTCGCTCATCTTTTTAGGGTTCCTTTCGGGTATAGCAAAAGGCACCCCGCCACTTAGCAGGATGCCTTTCACAAAAGTTATGAGGAGTTAACCGGTGGTGCCCCCGAGGTCTTCTAGACCGAAGCACAAAAAGCCGCGGCCGCCCGAGCATTATTGCCGCACCAATAGGTGAGGCTCAGGGTTTCAGAGGGGTCGTTTAACTCCTTGCATTCATTATACCAGGTAGATATCAGCAATATCAATCAAACATAATGTGATCTAGATACTGCCCGTTTCCGTGCATAACGTAAAGATTCTTAATCCGATTTTGCGGGTTGCGGAGATTATACGATTGCATCTGCTGCTTAAGCGTCGCTCCCATCCGGTACTTTCCAAGGTCAACAACAAAGTTCTCTTTCACAACGCCTTGCTCACGAGCTTTCGATACGGCTTGAGAGATTCGAGTCTTAATCGTTGAATATCTATCTTTCGAGGATTTCAGCTCGCTAATCAGCTCGCCATTATTCAGCCAAATGAAATCGTTGCTAGGTTTTCGGCCAGCCCCAGGGATAATTTCCGGTCGTTCAATCCACCGAGCCTTATTCCCCAGCGCCTCAAACCTCAGCAAGAACAACAGCTCATGACCGTACAGCCTCTCACCATCAGGAATCTCAGAAGCAAGCGCCCCATAATACTTAGGGTCAACCTGCTCTTCTTTACCATCAAGCCGCTCAGCCTCCTGCCAAGCCTCAGCCTCACGCGATAGCACTGTCGAGATCTTGACCGGCTCATACCCCTCTGGGTCAGCCTCGTACTTACGGTCTTCCTTCTCGACCGTCTCCCGATAAAACTTAGCCAGCCTCTGTTGCTCATCGCGCCCCGACCAATTCTCAGGGTCAAAGACAGGCACCACAATGCAGTCGCAATGCTCATGGAACGCTCTCGGGTTTTTCTTCCGCAGCTCCGTCCGCGCCTTCCGCGACAGGAAACCGCCCTCACGGGACTTCTCCCCCACCGGCGCGGCAACATACTTCGCCGCATCAGCAGACGAATACACAGGGCCACGCGAAGCAAGCATGATGCAGAACCCGCACGAATACTTGCCCTGCAAAACACGAGCCCACCCCACCGGGCGAACTTTCCCACCGCCTGCCGGGGCATCATCATCCGAATCATCACCAGCAGTGAGCGGGGAGGTGGAGCGCTCCAGCTCTTCCTGCTCCTCCCTGGTCGCATAATTGCCGAACTCAGGGTCGAGCACCGCACGCATCATCTGACGGTGCCCCGCCATTACCACGTGCCGGCGAGCCGCCGCCGCCAACTGCTCCGCAGAAGCCCCCACGTTCTCACGTAGGAGCTTCCGCAGCGCGGAAGCATGGTACGGCTCCACCGGCGGGTGATACGCCTCCACGCCATGCTCTGCGGCTGACGCATCCAGGAAAGCGTTCGCCGCCTGCGCCGCCAACCGGCGATGCTTCACGACCAGCGACCGCATACCAGGCTCCGCAGCCTTCACCGCCGCCGGGTCAGATAAATCAATCAACCCCAGCGCCGCAAGGAAAGCCTCAACAAACGCGTCAGCCACAGCGGCTAACGCCTGAGCATACGCCGCAGCAAGATCATCAAGCATGCGGAGCCTCCTTTAGTAAACGGGGTCCCCCACCGACACCGCCAAACGACGGTCCAAAGCACGGTCACGCTTCAACTGCTCCGGCGACAAGCCCATGAACTCACGCACCGTCTCAGACGAGACAACGCCCTGCGCCTGCGCCTGCAGCATAAGAGCATTACGGGAGCTGAGCGAGATCACTGCGGGGTCACGCCAGCGCGCTTCAAGGGTTTCGAGCCCCTCTGTGTCCACGCCGGCGACTGCCAGGACGCACCGCGCCAAATCTTCCACCGCGTCACCAAAAATGCTCTGCTTCAGCTCGGCCTTCGTAATCAAACGGTCCTTCGCGCTTCGCATCGCCTCCGCAGACGCGGGATTCGACTCCGTCGAGACACCCAGCATGAACGGCGGGATGCCAGTCTGCGACGCGACCTGCAAAGCGTAGGTTTTGAACGTGTTCAGCAGCTGGGTGAGGTCTGCGCCCGGCACCGAACCAGTCTGCGCACCGGACGGACCCACCAAGAAGCGTCCAAAATAGGCTTCCAGGCGGCTCTGCCGCTGGTTACCGTCCTCATCAAGGAACATTTCCTCCACGCCATCGCCGAAGAGGTACCTGACCGGCATGGACAGGAGTTCCTGAGCCACCTGCAGGTTCGTCAGCGTTCGCGCCGCCGCATCACACAGCTTGTGGATCTCTTCAATCTCGCTCCGCCCCTCTTCCCCAAGGCGAATCTGATTCACAAAGGGGATAACGGGGATACCATCGAAGCCGTGCTCGTCAATATGGGTGAGCATCTCAAAACCATCACGCAGGGCGAAGAATCGAGTCACGCCAGGCTCATAAACAGCCCGATACGCATCCAAACCATCGCGATAAGTCTGGGTAGCCTGCACCAGGCGGCCCGTAGCGTCCCTCCGCAGCTCAAACTCATCACCCTTATGCACCGAAATGTGCGGGATAGAAGGGTCAGAGCCACCACCAACAACCATGAACGCCGCACCAGAAACCAGAGCCTCCGTCAGCGCCAAAGTCAGCTTCGTCCGAAAATTGTTAGCCTGCAGGATACGATTCAGCTGCTCAGGAGCCTCATCCTGGCCACCGTGACGCGAAATCGAGAACCCATCGAGGACCAAAGACTCGACCAGAACGTCCACAGCCAGCTTCGGCCAGCCAACCTGCATCTCCAGCACACGGACATCAGGAGGCAAGGACACACCAATCGCGTCCAGGCGGTGCTCACCGTTGTAGTAGCTCTCCCACTTACCCGGGTTCTTTACAACACGGCCCATTGGCTACCTCCCTTCTTATCCTTCTCCGTCAGCCCATGGAACGCCAAAGTGCACGCCACCAGAGGAGAAATATCTTCAACTCGATCATCACGAGTCCAATACCACAGCTCACTGCCT